GTGCTGGTACCCTGGTGGATGCTGGAGGAGCTTACGACAAGAGTTTGATGGGTGACCATGGTATGGTCATTCTTATGATTGCTGTAGGATCCTCTATCGCAATTATCGCTGTGGTGCGTTTTGCACTTCGTTTCTTCAGTAAATCGGAGGGCCAGTTGTCCCTCGATGCTATTGGAAAGAAGCCTAAGCAACGTGATGACGAGAAGATCAACGTCTGGAGAGTTGAGGAAAGGAGCATTACAGCTCTTGACTTCCATCCTCGCCGCCCCAACAGTCTGTCTCAGATGCTTCCTGGTATTCGCAATAATTCACTTATTGCTGACATTTATGTTCCAGGTGTTGCCCGAGCTACCACCCGTATCTTAGTGATCAACAACTCCACGTTTGTGATGAACAATCACAGTTGCTTTGATGACTTCCAGATGACCATCTACCTCGGTAAGAAGGTTACAGAAGGAGTTGTTGCTAAGTTTGTGGTTGACGTTGAGCAATCGATGATCCGTCGTATTCCTGAACGAGATCTCGCTATCATCACTACCATGGCTATGCCCGCACTGTTTAAGGATATCTCCTCTTTCCTCCCAAAGAAGACGTTTTCTTCCGTCGGTCCCTCCTTCTACTATGTACCACAACCACATTGTGAAGCTAAGGAGATTCCTGTTATTGGTGTTTCACGATCCCACCTTGGGAACTTTATCGGTTCCAAAGCTGGAGTGGACATGCAGTCTTTAGTAGGTAGACCACAAGAGAAAACTCTTGGCGGAGATTGTGGTTCACCATTGATCATCCAAACGGGATATGGACCCGTAGTAGCTGGTATTCATTGCGCGTTTAATGAAGCTCGCTTTGTAACACACGCTGCACCCATCTTCTTCGAGGACTTTGAAATTGAACCTATGGTCCAGGTTGGTGTTGTTACTCCAACTGGCACTGTAGCTCAGTCTGATCTCTCAGAGAAAGATAAGCTTTACACTGACTTTCACAAGGAAGGTCAGTTGATGGTTTTTGGTGCACTACGCGGTTTCAGACCTCGACCCAAAGCCAATGGTCGACATACAGCAATCGCTCCGTTCCTCCTCTATGAGGCGCCTATGCGAGGGCTCAACATGGTTGACCGTTTGACCAATCCTGATATGGGTTCCTGGGAGCCACAACAGAACATTCTTAAGGAGTACCTGTGTCCAACTCATTCTATGAAAGAGAGTCTCTTTCGGATTTGTTGTGATTCGTTTTCTGAACATCTTACTAGTGGTTTCACTAAGGAAGATATTGAAGACGTGCACGTGGTTCCTCTTAGCGTGGCCGTTAACGGCTTCCCCGGTGTTCCAAATGTCGATGCTCAGAAGTTTACAACCTCAGCTGGTCATGGTTTTCCAGGCCCTAAGAAGAAGTATATTCAGAGCGAGGAAGAGTTTGAGGAATGGTCAACGTTCCGCCAGTACGATGATGAAGTCGTAGCTGAGATCACTCGGATTTATGAATTAACCATACAGGGGATTCGCACACACCCCATTTTCACTGCTCAGCTTAAGGATGAGATGATTTCCTTGGCTAAGAGAGCTATGAAGAAGCGAGAATTTACATAGCAGAATCCATCGACGATCGTTGCAGCACACATCGCAGATCACCGTAGCCTACATCGCCGCTCGTGACAGACAACATTGTTGACTATTGCCGACGACACTGACTCCTCCTCCTCCTCGGTATCACTCATCCCGATTTTATCG